GATAACACCTTTGGTTGCGTCAGCAGCCGTCACCCAGTTAAACGAAGCCGTCATGGCCGTTGCGTCGGCGCGGGTGGACCCGGCCGCAGCAGGCTTGGCGACGTCAAAATTCAAAGAGGTAACGGCCGCGGTCGCGCCCGTAATGTCAGCGCCGGAGATAGTGCCACCAGAAATCGCTGCGCCCGTAATAGTCGTGCCGGAAACGAGTTCAGGATCAGCAAAAGCAACACCGACTGGTTTGGTATTCGGCATAGAAAACCTCCTTTAGCGGTTGGCCCCTGCCAAAGCAGGGGCCGTGTTGCTTACGAAATCGCGTACAACGCCCAGGAAGAATCCCCCAGACGACGTGCGCGGAAGGCCCGCACGGTGCCAGCGGTGGCCGCAATGGTCATAAGACCCTGCGAACCGCTGGTGCCGATGGACCAGCCAGTGTTGGTAGTCACCGTGATGACCCCCGCGGTCGTCGTGTTGATGACGCGGAAGTCAAAGGACGAACCCACCTTGGAGTTGTTCAGGTAAGCGTCCAGATCGGAAGCCAACGGCAGCGTGTAGGCGGCGGTCGTCGTCGGCGTACCGATGATGATGCCGTTGGTAAGCTGCGCGGCCGTCAGCGTCGCGCTGTCCGTAGCCGTCGCCGGCGCGGGAACAGAAACGATTTCGGCTTCGTTGAGGTTGCCATCACCAATCTGATAGCCGCCACCGACAGAAGGAAGTGCCATGATCGTGTTCTCCTATCTCTACCTGTTAGCCCCAGAGCCGCACGGCCATTGGCGGGCGGATGGCGCTGAAACCGTACAGCACGTCAATACGGCACGGCAGGCGGTCGTTGTTGATGTCGTACTGGCGCACAACGCGCATGGAGATGCCGTTGTGGACCTGGCGGGAAGCCATGTCGACGCCCTGCGGCAGCAGAAGGTCGGCGGTGGCGAAGGAAATCGCGTCCTTGTGGTACACGAGGTTCTGCGGGTACTGCGTGGAAGCAGAGCCGAGGAACGTGACCGCAGCAGTCGCTTGCGGGAAGCTGTCCACAGTCGCCAGCGCGTTGCTGGAGGTGTAGATAGCAGGCGCAATCTTGACAGCGGTGTAAGCGCCGGCGGCCGCAGTAGCGGCTTCCGTTACCACGAACTGTTGCAAGGAACCAGTGGACTCGCGAGTCTGCGGGTTGACCGCGTACACGTTGGCGATGGTGAACACGTCGCCGGCGGCAATCGTCTGAGTGCCGGTGCCGGTGATGTTGATCGTCGCCTGGCCCTGCGTGGACACAGTGGTGGTCACCGTGTGCGCGCCGGTGCGGCTGCCGGTCGTGTGCTGCTTGATGGACTGAGACATGTTGATCTCTTCAAGACCCAGCACACCCTCACCCATCAGGCCGTTCTTGAACTGGCGGGAGATCGTGTTGACCGGGTTGAAGAGGCCCTTCAAGCCTTCAACCAGCCCAGCGTTGGCGGCCGGGTTTACGGTCGCGTAGCGCGGAGACATGACGGCAGCAGACTCGTTCAGTTTCTGCTGGGCCTGGAGCAGCACCAGAGAGGTCGCCGGGGTCGTGCCGGGGGTGCCGACAGATTGGAAGATCGACTTGTAGGAGTTGGCCACGTCAGCGTCGATGCTGGACGCAAGCTGCGAAATACGCGGCTTGAGAACGCGCTCGGCGAAGTCATCCAACTGCATGGTCAGTTCGGCAGACGTGAAGTTCACACCGATGTGCTTCTGGCTGGAAACCGTCAGCGTGGTGAACTGTTCGTTGTCGTCCTGCACTTGCAGCGCGGCGCCGTCGGTCACCAGAGCGCGGTCTGGCAGACGGATGCGGAGGGTGGATCCGATCTTCGCGCCTTCGACGGCAAAGCTGTCGTCGTACTGGCGGTTTACGGTGCGGGTGATCACAAGGTTGTTCTCGAGGATTTCGAGAGCCTTCCGGGTGATCATATCAATGGTAAGAAGTGAATTAGCCACGGTGGCTGATCCTTATACTTAGCGGTTGCGGGAAGCCTCCCACTTCTTGATCTGGCGCATACGCTCCGCTTCAATCCATTCTGACGTTGACATGGCTTTGACAGACCGGGGGTCTGTTGTGTCGTAGGCAGGGGATGAAGTCGAACGCGCGGTCACCGGAGCAATAGGGGCGGGCGCGGTTGAGGTTTTCTTCATCGGCGGATCAGAAGCCATCTTGGCTTCGATTTTGCCGATTTCCTTGGCCTGCAAAATTGGCGGAAGGTTGGCGATACGCGCAGACTCTTTCGGGTTGGACCCTAACCAATAAATGATGTCGGGGCCAACGTCAGAAGCCTGAATTGTCTGGGCCATAACATCGGTCACAGGAAGGCTCGGGTTGTACGCGACCTGTTCAAAGTCGTCGTATTTACCGCGGGCGGTTTCCTCTTTTTCGTGGTATGTTTCCAGCAATCTAGCCTGCTGTTGGGCAGCTTCACGCTGACGAACCAACTCTTGCGCTTTTCGCTCGGCCAAAGCCTCTGCGTACTCAGCAGCGTTGTTGAAATCATCAGGCGCCGGAGGGTTGACGGGCATCGCCCGACGCGCTTCCAATTCAGCCTGCCTTTGGGCTTGCTCACGCTCCCATTTCCGTTGTTCACGGGCAAGGCGTTTGCCGACAATCGCGTCCAATTCTTCTTGGGTGAAGGTCTTAGGCGCTTCTGTCGTTTGGTCTTCCGGCAATGAGGCATCGGTTACAGGCGCCGCCGTAGCGGCCTGTTCCGGCGCGGGTAGTTCCGCTAAGTCTTGTACTGCTTCAGACATTTTTGATCCTTATGATCCCTGGCGAACCGCACCAGTACGGGTTCCTAAGACTAAACGCTTGTAAAGCGTTATGTCAAACAAATTGCAACAACAAGTGTTGCGCCGGCGGGCAAAAGCCAATCTAACAAACCTTTAGATGTCCAAGCTTTTGGCTCAAACCCTCCGTACCAAGGCATGTTGGCGCGTTTGCCGCCGTAATAAGCCGCTATTACCCGATATTCCGCTTGCGCATGTTCGCGCCCCATAAAAAATCCAGCCGCGGCGCAAGCCCCGAGCCACCAAAGCCCAAAGGTTAGCCCTAACGCAAACTGAAACAGCAGGGCGGCAACAGCGTGGATCATGAGTAATAGCTGATATTTAATATAGCGCTGGCCGACTGTTGGATAAAGCGCACTTTGGTTAGGTCGCCGTCGTATTGAAACGGAACGCCAATCGCAATAGGCATCCCCACCGTTGAGGTAGGCGCGATGCCGTCGTCGCGCCAGCGTACCGGAGCGCCTTCGGCTACAATCAGCGCCAGCACAGGTTTGCCGTTCAAACCGTCAGGCGTCGTAACTGGCACGGTAAGCCCTACAGACGCACTAAGATCGGTGATCTGTTGGTAACCAAAGCATGTCGTAACAGCTTTAAGGTTCATGGTCATATTAAAATCTCCTAGGTTGAGTAAACGACCGGATAATAATCGGCGGCTCATAAGTCGCGTAAGGAGGCGACAACCCAAAATTCCACCCGTCGTTATTTCCGGCGTCGTCGTTGTCATAATCAACGTAGGCGTTCCACGACGCGCCGCCAATAGCGTTGATGTCTTGAACGGTCAAATTGCTGGCGTTTACGGTTCCGCTCGCTTGCGACAAAGTAGCTTGCGTTCCTGTTAAACCCGAATGCAAAAATTTCTGGTTTGTGCCGCTGGTCAGAAAAACGCCGACAACAGACGTAACGCCTTCTTTAAGACGAACGGTTCCATTGGTCAGGGTAAAGTTTCTAGTGGAGCCTTGCGTCAAAGCATCCAAAAACGAAAACGTGCCGCCAATACCATTAAAGGTAAGCGGAAAATCAAAAGTTTTTCCGGCGGTTGTGACATTTTGAGCACCGGACGTGGCAGCAAAAGTAGTAGTCGCGGTTCCCGCGGAAAGCGTCATCCCGGCTGAAACAGTTAAACTGCCAATAATAGTCCTAGATGAATTAGAAAACGTTCCAGAAAAACCTGTAAAATCAAGGTTTTTAATGAAACCGTTTGCAGTTATAGTATCTGCGCCTCCTGTCACGCGGTATGAAACAGCAATGGATACGGAACCGCCTGCCGTGCCGCCGTTACCAAGCGTGCGCGTGCCTGCGCCCCCATTAGGGCACTCAATCAAAGGTTCGCCTGAAATAGTTAAATTGGTCGCGGTAGACGCGTTCCAAATCGTGCCGGAAGTGCCGGTCAACACTATTTTGCCGGTTCCAAAATTTACCGTGCGCGCGTTGCTGTTCGCCGTGGAAAAAACATTTGTTGTGTAAGTAAAAGAGTTTAATACTACTGACCCAGTAGTAAGCGTAGTCGTACCCGCAATTGTTGGCGACCCGCTAAGAGAAAGAGTAATATCCGCTTTGTTGATGGTAACTGTAGTCGCCGTTGCAGTCGCCGCCACGGTGACTACGGCTGCGGTCCCCGAATTAGCGTCAAAAGTGGCGCTATCCCCAGCAATAGGCGCAGAAGCGCCAGAAGCGCCGCCGGATGTCGCAGACCAATTAGCGGTACTAGTGCTGTTCCAAGTTCCAGACCCGCCGACCCAAAAACGAGCTGCCATTTAGCGCCCTTTCGTTAAAGTTATGTGGGTATTTCGTAAGACGCTTCAAAAACTGAAACGTAACGTCCAGTGTTAGCAGTTGCGCTAGCTTCGCCAGACACCAAAAATCCTTCGTTTGTCAGCCCCACATCTAAAACAGGAGTGTTAAAATTAGAAATGCTCTCGTTTCGCACAAACGCAACGTCGGGTGTGCCCCGCATGGCCGGATTAAAAGAGTGTGAAACTCCGTAAAAACGCCCGGAAGTAACCGGCGTAATTGTCCCAACGTAAGCCCCTTGGTAAAACTGTTGAAGGTATGGCAAAGCATCGTGCTGCGGCCAATTATCGTTGGGCAGCGAAGCAACACCTGGGCGAACAGATACACTAAAAACATCCACATTAAACGTCGTGGGGTCAGCATCTAAAGACACAGCAAAATAGCCCGTGTCGGGGTTAGTGCCGTAACTAGCTGCGGAAATAGAAGGTATTTTAACGCAGGCAATGTAATCCACAATCTCGCTAGTTGAAGGTTGCATAAGCAGCGCTACCGTTGAGGTAGTAGTGGTAGGTGAGCCGCCCGAACCAAAATCATAAAACAAACGAACTCGAATAGTCGGCGAACCGCTGTTACGGCGGATTCTAACGCGGACAGTATAATATCCGTCGCTGTATTGAACGTCGGGCGAGCGGTATTGAAAAACAAAAGACCCTGTTCCGGCCCTAATCCAAATAGGTACAGACGGGTCGTATACATGCGCAAACGTTGCAAAAAATGGGTCGTTTGTAGAAATGCCAAACGCAGTAAAATTACTAAAACTAGGGTCGGGGGTAACGGTTATGTTAAAAGTGTTTGTTGTTACGCTGGACACTTGGTAAGTGCCGTCAAGAGTACCGTTTCCACCGGAATACACGTTGTTTTTAATGTACGTGTAATCACCATTTAAAAGTCCATGACCTGGTGCGGTAATCGTAACTGGAGACGAAGTGGGCGACGTAATTGCCGTTATCGTTACATTGGTAGCGGCAGGAGGGGTAACCGCCGTAGTGGCCCAATTAACCTTAAATTGCGAACCAGGAGATACAATAGCTTCTTGAGGAGTTAGAGCAGATTGCGAAACTGTAAAAGTCCCGTACAACCCAAAAAGTCGACCTACCCATAAATCGGCGGTGGTAACCGGAACGCCGCTAGTGCCACTATACGTCGCAGGATTACCAAAAGTAGGTGGGGCGACATTAAAAACAGGAGGCGTTAACTGACGAACATTAACGCGCTGCCAGGTGTGGAAATTGCCGTTAGCAATTATGTTGCGACCTTGCGGCATGTCAGCAAGGTTGCCAAGGCTCATTTTATTAGGAATTGTGGTAGAAGTAAAATAAAGAGCATTTTTTTGCGCGAGAACCAACG